CTAGAGAGTCTTTACAATCAAGATAAAGATTGATATACTGAGGGTTAATCGCCCTCTTTTTTTATGCTTGGGAATCTTGAACCTGATGAAGATGTTATGAATGATGAGCTGATTGCCAAACGCAAATCTGCTGCTGTAATGAAAGCACTGCATGATAAAATCAAAGACACCATTGCAGAACTTGGATGGGATTGTTATGATAATGTCGCTGTAGAAATCGGTGGCACTTCTGTCTATGAGATTGATGGTGCAGGAACTAAGTGGGCACCAGTCAAAGGCACCCGCAAGTATAATAAGGATGCTTTCATCGTTATCAAAAACTTAGATCGTAATCCTACTGTTCCCTCTCAACCAAATCCCGAATTGAAACAAGCACATCCTTATACTAAATAAATTCATTTCCAGAACGTCATATGAAAGCAGTAGTTTATTCTAGGGAAAATTGTCAATGGTGTGATCGTGTAAAATATCTTCTAGATCATTTGAAGATTAACTACATTGAATACGTATACGAAAAAGACTTCACAAAGGATCAATTTTATAATGAATTTGGGGTGGGGGCTACATTCCCCCAGGTCTCAATCAACAACAATTACATTGGTGGATGTAAGGAAACGCTAAATTATTTGAAGGAGCATCAACTAGTTTAATGGATACAGCATTTCACGAAGTTTACACCGACGTTGAAAAAGCAATCGATTACGCATTCAACGGACAATTTGTTTTAAAGTTCTATGATTATCTCAAAAGCAGAGGTGTAAAGAAAACTCAAGTGGAAGAGTTTATTGACAGTTCTATCACCAAGGAACTTAATGACCTAGTGAGTGACCTTGATGAATACATCAAAGGTGGTGCAGATAATGATCACAAACAGCTCCGTGAGGGATATGGTCATATCCCCAAACCTCAAGCAAGAAAGATAAGAAATTATCTTCATGCGATTTTAGAAGATGCCGAGAGGTACAATTATGATAAAAGACGGGGAAGAAGAAAAAAGCAATCTAAATAAACAAAACCCCGACATTAATCGGGGATTTGAACTATTATTACGAAATAGGAGGAGAGCACCAAGACCAAAAACTTTTCAAGTGAAGTTTGGTAAGATGATCTCCATCCTCAAGAGAGAGTTTCATTTTTACTTTGAATTTCACGTAGACGTAAAAAAGAAAGAAAACTCTCAAGAGGTGTAACATGGAATCAGCAACCCCGTATATTTTATTCTTTTGTGGCGCAGGAATCATTGGTTCCTTTTTCATTGGACTTATGGTAGGATGGTTTGGAAACGATCTAACATATGCTTTTCTGAATAAAGCAAAGCAAATTCCAATGCACCCAGAGATGTTTGACCAAAATGGTAACATGCTCCCCGACGAAATTTTAGCTGTAAGATTTGAAAACGATTATGAGCCCGACGAAGACAACGACGACGAGTAAGTCGAAAACCACTACAAGAAAAAGAGTGGCAAAACCAAAGACTACAAATACTCCCATCCCAGAACTTCCCTCTAATCCATTTGTTTTTGAAATCCTTGATGTTGTTTCTAAGCAACGAACCAAGGCAAAGAAAGTGGAAGCACTTCAGAAGTATGAACACGATTCTCTCAAGGTTATCTTTGTATGGAACTTTGATGAATCTGTGGTCAGTCTTCTGCCCGAAGGTGAAGTCCCTTATGGTGATGTAAAAGATCAGAACGTTTACACTGGCACTCTCTCTGACAATCTTTCCAGAGAGGCAGCAGGTGGTGAGGCTGCCACGAAGCAGGACCTCCAAGGGCAGGGAAGAACTTCTCTTAGGAGAGAGTATCAGAACCTGTATCACTACGTTCAGGGAGGCAATAACACCCTCTCAACGATCCGTAGAGAAATGATGTTCATCAACCTTCTTGAAGGTCTTCATCCAAGAGAGGCAGAGGTTCTTTGTCTTGTTAAAGATGGTAGACTTTCTGAGCAATATAAAATCACTTTGGATATTGTGAAAGAAGCATATCCAGACATTCAATGGGGTGGTCGTTCATGACAACAACGGTAGAAAAGGATCAAGAACAAAAAGAGGAAATGGCTGAGTACGGATCAGAAGTCAAAAATTTGAATCCCTCTGATTATGGTTGCCAAATTCTTCTGGAGAAAACAACTTTAGATCGTGCAAATGACAAAAGTTTTCCCACCGATGCAAAACTTGTTTGGTATGTTGTTGACGGTAAAGAGTACATTGATCTGACACGTTGCGGTAAGAATGTGAAACTCTTTGATCTGTATTATGACATGTACGGCAAAGGTGCAGTACAGAAGATCGATTTCGGTTATGGTACAGTAAATCCTAAATTGTGGGGAAACAAACCTAAAACAGAAAAGAAAAGAAAATGAGTGACGAACTTCTTAAAGCACAAATAAATGCTTTGATCCGAGATGAGATTCAAGATGTCATTAATGACTATGTTGACTCTGAGGAACAAGTAAAGACGAGTGGCCTTGGTTTTGTTCCCAAGGAAGAAGAAAAAGAACTTAAAGTTAATATCTCCAATGATGAGGTTAATAAACTCATCAAGGAGTATAAAAAAATAAAGAGGAGTGAGAAATCAAATCTTTCTCAAATTAAAAAGTTAGGATTAGTAGACAAACACGGAAATCCATTAAAATAAATACAACAGTTGACTTGTCAACCAGTTTTTGCTATAGTCTGCAGTATGAAAAACTACTTTCACCATGTCTTATAAACCCTATTCACCTGAGTGGCATCGCAAGAGGTATCTTAAAGAAGCAATCGACACATACTTCGATGACTACGTGGATAATAAAGTAATCTACGAAGATATCATGGATATTCTAGGTGCTAGGATGTCTGCTGCGGTTGATGAGGTTAATAAGGTTCTTGATCTAAAAGACAAACTCAAATTGAACTAACATGCTCTCCACCCAATACAGACTCAGACTAGAGTCCATTTGCAGATGTATTGCGAACAAAGAAGAGGTTCCCCTAGAGGACATGATCTGGGCAGAGAAACTTGCCAAGGCACATACTCTTGCTAGAGATTGGTTGAACAAAGCACGCCGTCAGGCTAAAGGTATTGAAGAAGGTAGCACCGACGATTTTCTGAATAGGATGGGATTAGGAGACCCCGACCCATCCAATCATAGAACGGGGTTTGGTGGTGCAGATGAGATTGTAGATTGGTTTCAAAGAGATAAACCTGATGATTGGAGGCAACGTGATTGACGATAATTTTAAAAAGTTTGCTGTTGACAAACAACTAGATAATATCTGTCAGATTCTGGGTGGTAAAGCAAAGCATTACTATGTTTCTGATCGAACTAAGAAACACGAAAAAATTGTAATCGAATACAATCACGAAGATAAGTAAACCGTATAATAGAATACAGTTCTACTTGACTATATACTATATGAAGGTCTATAATAGACCTATCGTTCATCCCCCGAAAGGAGGACGCAAGTAAGTCGTAGGAACGGAGCGTTCATCCCATGTTTGAATTCCTACTATCAACCACAATGGCATGTGCCGATGCTGATGCTATAATGCTTCGCATTCAAAAGCATGAGTATCTAAATCCAGAGTGGAAGGTAGAACTGGTCGAGACCATCAAGGACTATGTGCCAGAATGTAATTCCTACTGGGACGCAAACGACTGAAGGAACGGGGCTAAAAATCCCTAGTATTTCAGGAGTAACTAAAATGAACACACTTAATCTCATCAAAAAGCAAATCGACAAGGCAGCAGCACTGCACGATGCCCAAATCAACGTCACCAAATATCGTGGTGTTGATTGCAAAGTGCATGAGGCCCCTGAGGAAACTCACGGCACCTTCTGCTATCGTGGTCGCACTTATGTGAAGTGATATGGGAGCACTACAAATTACCGGGATCGTATCCCTTAGTTCTGTAGCATTCCTATCATTACTTTACGGTGAGTTAACCCTCTTACAAAAAAGTTAGTAGGGTATAATTTGCAAAACAAACACATGAGGACCTTGACGGGTCCTCTTTTTTTGTCTATAATTAATTGTGCAATGCAAGTATGTATGGACAAAGAGAAACTCAAACTAATTGTGAGGAATCTAAAGTCTCTTGTTGAAGTTCTTGAATCGGAGGTTTACTCTGATGTCGATGCTTACAAGTATGGAGAAAGTTCACCACATATAACTGACTACGACGAAGTATTTTATGACGGAGATGACGATGGATACCCAGACTGATAAGGTAAAACTAGTAAGCGTTACTCCCGATGCGGAGCAGACTATGGCTTACATTGCTAGAGTCTCTAACCCAAATAACCAGAACAACGAAAAGTATGCTGGTCTTTTGCGTTATTGTATCAAGCATAATCATTGGTCTGTGTTTGAGCAGTCCACTATGACTCTTGAGATTGAAACTACAAGAGCAATTGCGGCCCAGATACTGCGTCACCGTTCGTTCACATATCAAGAATTTTCGCAACGGTATGCTGATTCATCTCTGCTAGGTTTCGATGAGATTCCTCTACCTGAACTTCGTCGTCAGGATGATAAGAATCGTCAGAACTCAATTGACGATCTTGATCCTTTTATGGTTCAAAATTTAGAACTACAGATGAAGACTCTGTTTGACTCTTCGATGGCACTGTATCAACAAATGCTTGAGCGAGGTGTGGCAAAGGAATGTGC